GAGAAAATGAAAGCTCAGCGTACGATTGAAAACAAGTACAACGACTTCATCCATCAGTTCGGACTCACCACTCTTTACATCGATACATCTCACAAGAGCAAAAAAGAAGTGGCTAAAATCATAAAGGATTCACTATGAGCGAAGAACGTATTCCATGGATCGGAGTAGATCTTGATGGCACCCTGGCTGAGTATCATGGCTGGGGAGATGGAAAAATTGGTAAGCCTATTCCTGAGATGATGAAAAGAGTGAAAGAGTGGCTTGCCAACGGAAATAAGGTCAAGATCTTTACCGCTAGAGCAGGATTCGATGATTCACAAGTTCCTGAAATCCATGCTTGGCTTGAAAAGCACGGACTCCCAAAACTCGAAGTGACAGCGACCAAAGACTATGACATGGTGGAGCTGTGGGATGATAGAGCGGTGCAAGTGGTTCCCAATACAGGAATAACGATAAAAGATTATATAACCTCAAGATTCGTAAAAGATAGAAGGAGCAACGCATGAGTAAATTCGATGAATGCATACGAAGCAAAGATAATGACTTTTGTTTCTTTCATAATTGTGGTGCAACCGACCCGGAACAATGTGGCAAAGCAGACTGTCCGCACTGTGCTTGTAAAATCAAGCCTGAAAAGCTTCAGTTCACTAATAGCTATCTGAGAGCTAAAGATAGAGGAGAAGTTGCATGAGTGATTATAAAGTTGTAAAAGAAGACGGCCCTGTTGTATTTGGCGAGCTTCCTACACCTGATCAAATCATCACAATCGTGCCCGCCGATAAATACAAGAAAGACGTAGACAACATGAGGGAGGCTATGGGAACCTTGCCATCTCAGGCTCCCAAAAAGACCTACAGTTGGAAAAATTCTCTAGATTCGTTGTACGTCAAGATGAATAGCTGGACTGCAAATCCGTATCATGCTATGGCATCGATGGCTGCAGCAACTTGGGGCGATAATGAAACTGGTTCCACTGGAAAATGGGAAAATCTCACGCCAGAAAATAGATACAGGATTGTCCTCTCGGTTCTCACAGGCAATACGCTACCTCAAGCAGGAGAAGCAGTACAGTTTACTTTTGAGGTCAATGGCACACCTCGACATACATTCGACCAACATGCACGTGCTAGAGTTGGTACCGCATTCGCATCAATTGGAACAAGAGACAATAACAAACTTGATGCAGATTTCCTGCTTTATCCAGATGTCTGTAAACGAATGGAATCAGACCCTGAATACAAGGAAAAGGTAGAACGATGGATAAAGGACACAAAGGATTTATACGAAGAAACTATTTCGAAAGGGAGTGGGAGTTGGCAATCCGGGAGAGCGTTTCTGCCGATGAGCGTCAATCACTCTTACGTGTTTACTCAGAACTATCTCGCTCTCAAGGGCCAATGCGCAAGACGACTGATGGCTTGCGAAGAGTCTTCAATCGTTGCTCTTCACATTGCTCTTCGGGAACTTGTGGGAAGGAAATTCCCCCTCTTAGCAAACTATTTGCGGCCTGCTTGCGATGGTGCAAAGAAGTGTATCTATCACGAAGGTCCAGAAGGAATGACAAAGTACTTTAGTTCGTTGTTTGCCTGCTGTGGAAGATGGCCGACTAAAGAGCAGTATTCAGAGTTCAATGTAAGCTGCTCCAGCTATGAAGAGCTTGAAGCACACCGTTTCAAGATGCCTGGTCCGACAGAATGGATCAAGTATGGCGAAAACGACTATGAAAAACTTGATTGGCGAGACAAATGTCTTTTCGACGAAGAATACATCGCGAACCAATCATGCTGGACACCAGCAGAAACATTTTGGAAAGAAGTTTTTACTAGCAATGTATTCGATGTGAGGAAATAATGAGTATAGAGTTTCTAAGAGGTGTGTATGGAGCTAATGTAAAGCTCTTATACGAAGACGACCCTCGCTGTCATTGCGGAGAACGAAAGAATCCGAAATATCCTACGTGCTACTATTGCTATAAAGAAAAAAGAGAAAAACTAAGAGGAAATAATGGCAAATCCTAACTTTACAAATTGCATTTTGGGCAGTGGAATAGCAGGACTTACAATATTCTATTATCTTGCTGAAAGTACTAAAACAAAGAATCTTGTGATAACGAATAATATCGCAAGTCAAACCAATACAAAGTTTCCGTTAGGACCAAGATTCTTACATCAGAATAGAGATACAGAAGCCCTGCTGAGAAGGTTAGGATTCTCTACCAAGACGAGGGAAATCTTCATAGGTTACAAGGTTAATGATGAAGTCAGAAACTTTGCCACCGATGAATTCAAAGAAAAGTATGCAATGAAGGCACATGGGACAGCCAAATCAGAAGGCTCCCATTTAACAGGGGGCGGCCAATCAAGTTTTACAGCGTACGAAGTGTCTCAAAATGCATTAGCAAAGTCTCTTCTTAAAAAATGTCTAGACATCGCAGATAAATCAGATTCAAACAATATTGTTATAGATGAAATAAAAAGCATTTCTCATCGGCGCATACTGACAAAGAAAAGCGAATATTACGCTGATAATATTGTTTCAACAATCCCTCTCCCAGCATTGACAAATCTACTATCTAATTCGTCGGTTACCGTAAAAATTTCAGCTGTGCCCGATTTTATGAACTTCTTCCTTGTCGACGAGAAGGGAAGAGGACAGTTTGATTATATCTACAGCGTAACCGACCCTTGGCATAGAAAGACATATATACCAGAAATCGATAAGTGGGTGTACGAAACTAAAACGCCCGAACCATTTATGGCGATCTATGGAGAATGGGTAATTGGAGCAATAAAAATACCCACGCAAATTTCGAAAAGTCTGAGTTTAAAAGAGCTGGGCGATATAAAGCTTGTTGGTCGCTATGGTCAAATGAATCACTCAATTAAAACAGAAGATGTTATTCGTTGGGCTCACAACTATACAAGAAAATTTAATAGGAAAAAAGATGAAAAGAATTGAACGTGTAGCGAAACACAAAAAAGAAATCGATAAACATTATAAAATGATTCGGACGCTGCAAGAGAACTGTAAACATAAACACGTAACAAAAGAGCACTGTGGCAGCACAGGCAACTATGATCCGACGCAAGATTGTTATTGGACAAATTTCATCTGTTTAGATTGCGACAAACACTGGACAGAAGATGGCAGCAAATAATGAAAAAATAGATGTTCTATGGATTATCGACAGCATTGCATTTGTTAGAACAACAAATCCAGAATCGAATTCTTTAAAAATAACGGCAGACATGCCCGAAGAACTTAAAGATATGATCAAAAACAATAAAATATTTGAAACATGGACGCTGGAAACAATACAATGAAAAAATTGTATGACCTTCAAAAAACGTTCTTTGATCGCATAAATGCAGTTGAGTATGTCAACAAGACGCATGTCGACAGAATTAAAGACTATTGCATTGGGATAAATAAAAACGTCACAGACGTATTAAATACTCTAGATTGGGACCCATCAAAGGAGCACAAAACAAATTCCGTCCTTCATCAGAAAGTTGAAGCAGCAGACGCCGTTATCGACATCATCAAGTATGCGATGAATGTTTGTCACGAATATGAGATTAATTATGAAGATTTGATGCAAAAGTTCCAGATGAAAAATAGAACAATCGATCAGAAATTCAATCAACGCCAGTTTCTAGAATCTGATAAATTCAAAAAATCTAACTATGCTTTCATCATCGATATCGATGGAGTTCTAGCTGATATAGCTGGAGCATATAAGTTCTGGTTCTCTGAGAAGATTGGAAGAAAGCTCTCAACGTGGGCTGAATTCTGTGAATGGCGTAGCAAAAACATAGACCTCTACAGAATCCTCAAAGAGGAATATCGTCTCTGCGGATACAAAATGATCGTCCCGGCTATAGATAATGCTCGAGATCTTCTTCGTGAATGTCACAAAAGAGGCGTTGTTTCACTCCTCAGCAACAGACCCGTAAAAAGTTATCCCATTCTGTACATGTACACGATAGAATGGTTGTATAATAGAGGTATGATCAAATGGGTGGATATGATTCACTTTACAGAACTCGGTGAGAAAAAGTATTTCTTTGATCGTTTTGAAGGAAAAGAAGTGTACTTTATCGAAGATAATTTGTATAATCTAATCAATACCGAAGAACGTCCCAATGTATGCAACATCTATGTTAGGAACGAAACAAACACACCCGGCGACTATGGCTTTTTTGACCCAGAAGAGTGCAAGCCTGTGGACAACCTACAGGAAGCAATCACCTTCATAAAGGAAATGACTGATGACGAAAGCGATCACAATAGCGGGAGTTGAGCATAAGCTCGAACCGATTGAAATCGGCGGGGACTTTGCCGATGTAGTAGATTCTGTCAATGACATGACGTCGTCAACATGTCAGAATTGCCCTCTCCATAAACTAGAATTCAATCAAGATGTGATCAAAGCTAGCGGCTATCCGAGGGCTAGAGTTATGCTTGTTGCCATGAATCCGTCTAATAAGCGTGATCTTGGCGGACACCGAGGTAACGAAATCTTTGGTGAAAAAGATAAGATTCACTATTCGATCGTCAACGAAATGCTGAAAAGTGTTGGTTTGACCCGAGACAATGTCTATATTACAAACATTCAGAAGTGCTCAACCGTCGACAACAAGCTAGACACGACGGTCCTGCCCAACTGCATTACTCAAAAATTCCTTCATGAACTTGAAATCGTCGACCCTGAACTCATCATATGCTTGGGCAACGAAGTTGCTCAGTTGTTTGGACTTATATCGACCGATCATTTTCCGCACATGAACGGAGACTATCTAGTTGCAAAAGTATATCACCCAAGCTACTTTGCAAGACAGGGAGGAAAAGGTGCAGAAAAAGCCCTCGAATATCTCAAAGAAGAAATCGAAGAAATCAACATCAGGAGCTTCGTCAACCTTCATGTTCATAACGAATTCTCCATTAGAGACGGAATTGGAACGGCTGACGAACATGTCCTTTGGGCTCTCAAACACAAAGCTCCTGCCTGCTCAATTACAAATCATGGAAACATTTCAGTATTCTTCAAACAATTCGAAGCATGTCGCCGTGCTGGCGTCAAACCGATCTTTGGGACTGAGTCTTATATCATACCTGATCGTCAAGCACTTATGCCATACATCGGGTCCGATCAAGAAGGTGCTGTTGAAAAGCGCAAAGAGTTCGGAGGTAAAAGACATCACATACTTCTTCTTGCCAAAAACTATACCGGACTCCGCAACATCTTCAAAATCACGTCGTTAGCATTTATTGAGTCGTTCTACAGATTTCCGCTCATAGATTTCAAGCTATTAGCCGAAAATAAAGAGGGCATTATTGTATCTACAGCCTGTGCAGGTGGAGAACTCAATAAGTTATTAGCCGAAGACCGAATTGACGAAGCCCGAGTATACGTCAAGAAGTATAAGGACGAATTTGGTGAGGACTTCTATCTTGAAATGATGTCAATGGACTACGACCATCAATGGATGTTGAACAGGAAACTGTTCGCATTAGCCAAAGAAATGGGCGTCAAGACCATCCTAACGACAGATGCTCACTATCTCTACCCAGAAGACCAGAAGGTTCATGAAGCAATTCTATTGCTGCAGACAAAGAAGTCATATAAGGATGCAGAAGAGCCAGTAGAAGAAGTAACAGAAGACGATCAGCCTGAAGAGACTGAAAATGAAAAGCTGTGGGAATTTACCGTAAAAGACCTCTACCTTAAGACATTTGAGCATTTAGAAGAAGACGCTAGACAAGGCAAACTCTTCGGCAAAAATGGAGAAAGCATTCCGTACACTGCTGCAGACAGATTTGAAATCTTGAAGAATACGTATGAACTATTCACCAAGATCGAAAATGTAGAACTAGACAAGACCATCAAAATTCCTCAATTGTACCCTGATGGTGCAAAAGTTTTGTATGATAAAATTGCTGAAGGCCTGAAGTTTAGAGTAATTCCTAAGGAACGGATGGCAGAATATAAAGCCCGGTGTCGTAGAGAATATGATGTTATTGTGAAACTCGGCTTCGTTGATTACTTTTTAATTCTAGAAGACATGATCCGCTGGACAAAGAAGACCTTTGGTAGGTATTCAGTAGGACCAGCTAGAGGATCTGCAGGAGGTTCACTTGTCAACTATCTTACTGAAATCACAGACATCGACCCAATTAAACATAATCTTCTGTTCGAACGATTCCTTGACGAAGGACGATCCGACCTCCCCGACGTCGATATTGATTTCCGGCCCGATATTAGAGACCACGTTAAGCAGTATCTCATTGATAAGTACGGGAACGATAAGGTCGCGACTATCTGCAATTATCAAGTTGCTAAAGTTAAGTCTTCAATTAAAGACGCCTCAAGAATATATAATGTTGACTTTACAGAAGTAAATAAGGTAACGAACGCTCTACCCTTCTTCCTCTATGTTGATGGAAAGAAGGATGTCATAGACAACATGTCTTATCAATATATCATCGACCACTACAAGGATGTCAAAAGCTTCCTCGACAATCACAGTGACGTCAACAAACTATTCAAACGACTCAGAAACTCCATCAAAGCAATCGGCCGCCATGCTGCCGGTCTAGTTGTTTCATCTGTTACTTTGTACGACTGGATTCCTCTAGTTAGAGCAAAAGAACACGTTGTAACCGCAAATACAGAAGGTGGTGACTATCATGAACTCACTAGTCAGGGATTTGTCAAGTTTGATATTCTTGGCCTCAATAATCTGGCCGTGGTTAACGATACCATGGAGCTCATACAAAAACGCTATGGAATATCTATCAATTGGGATGAAGTCGATGTTGAAGCGCCTGAAGCATATGTTCTGGCACGACAAGGTGACACCCTCGGGGTCTTCCAATTCGAATCAAACCTCGCCACCAAGACAACGCTAGATGTTCAACCTGACTGTTTTGATGACTTATCTGCCATTAACGCTATTATTCGTCCCGGCCCTCTTGATATGGGCATGCACACGGAATTCGCGAAAAGAAAGAGAAGCGGTAATTGGGAGAGTCAAGTCGACCCGTCGTACGCACAACTTCTTAAAGCCACCTACGGAATTATAGTCTATCAGGAAGACTTCATGCGCATCTTCCGAGAGATTGGTAAGTTTGACGCTGTGGAAGTCAACAAGGCAAGGAGAGACTTAGTCAAATATGAACGATCTACAAAGTCGGAGACAGCAAGACTTAAGAGAGTGGATTCATGGCATGATAAGTTCATCGCTAACGCCACAACTGTCATGGATGAAATCGCCGCCAACAATCTGTGGGATCTCATTAGATCATTTGCTCGCTATGGATTTAACAAATCCCACGCTGATGCCTACACAATTACAAGTTTTAGAGAGCTATGGCTTAAAGCTCACTATGGACTAGAATTCTATACAGCACTCCTCAACAACACATTCAGAGCTAAGGAAGACAAATATGGCACTTCATCCATTGCTAAATATATCAGCCACATCCAAACTTCTCCAGTCTATTATGAAAAGGACGGAAAATTCATTAAGCGAGAGCGTGTTCGGATCTTACCTGTCAGCGTCAACAAATCAGGGAAAGACTTCGACATCGAAGGAAATAACATTCGTTTCGGACTTACCTCCGTCAAAGGTGTCACACCTGAAGCAGCCGATGAAATCATCTTACGACGCCCATTTAAGTCTCTCGACGATTTCGTATTGTCCGACAGCAAAATCCTCAAAAATAAGCGACTCATTGTTGCACTTATTCAATCGGGTGCTCTTGACGAGCTTGGAAGCGGAAATGTGGGCTCTAGAGCGGACATGTACAACTACTTCATACAGAAGCGGAAGTACAAGGAAGACCCCGTGGCCTGGGAGCTTACAGATCTCATAGCCAACGAGATCGAATACACAAATATCAGCTTTACCGAAGTTGACTATTTCACCAAGCTGAAGGAAGCAGTGGCAGCTAAATATGGAAACACACTTAAGCTTAAAGCATTGGAAGATGCCGTTGATCTTGACAACAATCAGGAAGCGTCTTGCTTCTTCCGCATCAATAAGATTGAAAAGAAGAAAACAAAGACGGGAAAGAAGTACTACGTTGTGGGTGTTTCCGACGGTATTTCCATATTGAACCGCATCTATTACTGGGCTCATAAGGAAGAGGGTCCGATCAATCTAGAGGACAAGGCTACATTGAACAATGTGTACATGGGGAAAATAAATCGTCAAAACAACTTTTTCGGCTTAAAACAGGTGAAATTTGTAAAATCAATTAAAACCGCCTAATTTATACTCCGAATACGACGAATGCTGGAGTGCAAATTATGAAAAAAGCGATATCAGGTGTCTATAAAATACGAAACATTATTAATAATGAATGCTATTTTGGTTCAGCAACAAATATTCACGTTAGATGGAAAAAACATCTGAATCTTTTAAAAAACGGTGTACATCACAGCATTCGTCTTCAAAATGCTTGGAATAAACACGGAAAAGAAAATTTCGTATTTGAGATAGTTCTGCAATGTGACGTTTCGTCATACAGATTGCGAAAGAAAGCTGAAGAACCCTTTCTCGTAAAGGGAGAATATAATATTTGTAAATTCGTTGATCGCTTACCAGAAATGAAGGGTGAAAGCCATTGGAGTTTTGGATTACCTCGACCATCAGACACTAGAGAAAAAATAAGCATAAATGCTAAAGAACGATTTAAAAATAAAGAAAATCATCCTATGTACAATAAAAAACACTCTATAGCGTCAAAAATGAAGATGAGCAAAGCCGCAAAAGGAAGAACATATTCGAATGAATTAAGAGAACTGTGGTCGGCACAGAGAACAGGCGAAAAACACCACATGTACGGAAAGCAACACTCAGCGGAAACGAAAAAGAAAATGTCAGAATCTCACAAAGGAAAAATTTTGTCCGAAGAAACGAAAAAGAAAATGTCAGAAGCGCATAGACGAGTCAAATCCATTGTATAATGAGGGCATATGTATATTCCACAGATAACAATTGAAGGCGGAGACCTCACAGGCAAGACTACTTTTAGACGAGCCATCTTCGAAATGGAGAACTCGCCAGGAAAGAAGTTGTTCATTGGAGACCGTGGAATCCTCACGCATCTTCTCTATAATCAATACTTCGACCGATTTAAAGAGCTGAACTATTGTTTTGGGAAGGACTTCATAGATTATCTTACAAACAACGGAGTGTTGATTCTAAGCCTGACTGACAAATCGGTCGCTAAGAGATTTGAGGCTAGAGGCGATCACCTTTATCCACTAGACCCCATCTTAGGCATGAACGGGCTGTACAACGTCATGGCCAGTGGATTGGAAGACATACCTTTTGTTAAAGTAATCAAAGCTGACGATAAAACAGTCGCACAGACGATCGCAGAGGCTAAACCGTGGTTGGAAATGATGATGTCGGCCGACATGTCCTCCAAAATATGGAATCTGTATCGTCTGATTCAACACATGAGCAAGGAAGTGGGCAATACTAGAGAGATTACAAATGTCCGTCTGCAGGCAGTTGAAGACAATCTCGAGACTGCTAAATTCGAGTCAATGATGGATTATTTCAGCGGCTTCACAAAGAGTGTAAGTCATTCAGAATATACTATGGCTGTAGACAACCACGCTTCGTTCTTTGCCGCCCTGAAGAACAAGATGATCTACATTATTCAAAAGGAAATCAAGATGTATGGTCAAGGAGAAGATACGTCACGTAGGTTCCATTTTACAAATGACGCCGGTGGATGTATAAATACTCTTGGAATCAACTTCAGAAAGAACAACAGCAAGAATATTGAGTGCAACATAACTGCCAACTTCAGATCGTCTGATATTGCCATCCTTCCGTTCGATATTTTCGGAGTATATGCTGTTGTATGTGACCTCATAAGGCCGAAAATTGCCAAGAACATTTTCTCGCCCGGCTTCACCTCTAAGATAGAAAAATTCTATCTAACGTTTAACATCGAAAGCGCCCACATAAATTTCGAAGATAAGATGAGAGAGTATGATAATAACATTAATAACTGAGCAGCCAAAGAAGCAAGAAAACCTCAATAAACTAGTATCTATTTTCAGAAAGATCAAAGAAGAAAATAAAGAACTCGAAATCAATCTGAAAGTTGCAAAGAGAACAGACTCTATGAGAGGCTATTCTCCCAGGGACGATGAAGTACTAGTCATCTTCGGCAGACCACTTTATCAGCACGTCACGAGAGACATCCAAGAATTCGACAAGATGGCAGGAAACCCAGAGAGAGACATCCATAAATTCTCTTATTTTGTCCGTAGAGACAAGAAGCATTATCTGGTAGCCTACATGCCGCCGCTTGACTATACGATGACAAAGCCTGAAACGTTTCTTGCATTCGAATCATTCATGAAAACTTTAGTGTACAACACTCAAAACTTCAAAATGAGCATTAGAGAAACTTACCTTCATAAATCTACTGTCGACCGAAGCAAGTGGCCAATCGACGTGGTTGAGAATGGATTCTCTCCCAGAGTCAAGCTGCACATGAAGTACGATGAAGTTAAAGCATACTTTTATGAACTGATGGATAAACCTAATTGGCAGCTGGTTTCTGTAGACACTGAAACAACAGGACTACAGATCTGGAACAAAGCAAAGCACGATGTTAAAATCATGTCCATGGCAACAGAGGACAACCTCGGCCATGCAGTCAACCTCAGTCTTCCTGGATTACCCGGTTGCTATTCAAATGGACAAACAAAGGAAATCAAAGACCTTGCAGAAAAATATATTTTCGAAAAACCTAAAACGTTCATTGCTTGGAATTGCGGCTTTGATATATTTGGCCTTTGCAATTTCTTCGGGCGATCCTACAAAGACTTTCTGTTGGCCAATAGAATCCTTGATGGCATGCAGCTCCTACACGTCTTCTCAGAAAATAGAAAAGCCGAAGGCTATAATCTTAAGGCGGCCTCGAGAGATCTCTTATGCTTTCCGCAATACGCCTTTGTCAAGAAGTACATCCATTACCTTGAGAACTATCCAACATATACGATTGAACAGATC